TCCACGGTACCGTCCTTGCGCACGACGTAGTGATAGCCGATACACGTCCACCCCTTCGCCTGATGCGATGCGTTGATCTCCTCCGCAGAGAGATCATCATCGTATGGATTTCCGGTGTGATGCAGGACGATCATATCCGTCGCACCACGGGTTTTCAGATTGCTGTGATCGATGTCAAGATAGGTATCAACAACTGGTACTCGTTCCATTTTATTCCTCTCCTTCTCCGCTAGAATTGTTAGACTGCTTTCCTTTTGCAATGCCGCCCTTTTTCCGGACGATCTCAACAAGCGAGCCTGCCTCCTCTACGCCCGACTGCTGCATATTCTCAAGGATCGAGACAAATTCGGTCAGTGCAAGATAACCGATTGCAACTGTCGCCGCAAATGCAGGCGCATGTGTCTTGAGCAACATAAAATCGAGCATCAGCGCCGCTACCACAACGCCGAAGTAGGTGAGTATCTTGTGCGTAAATCGCGTGCGCATCTCCTCGCTGCGGATGTACCCCATACGGCGTGCCCGGCGAATCCCGCAGAAGGACTGCCAGAAGGTCGGGTGCTCTGTCCCGTCGTCCATGAGACACTTGCGAGAGAGTGACAGCCACTTGGTTACGAGGTCGAGGCAGACGAGCGCGACGAACGCTGCGAAGATTTGTGCATGGTCATGAGATGCCAGAGAGACAGCACAAGAGATGCTGAGTTTTAGCCCCCACCCCTCCTGCAGTCTCTGCAATACTTGTGTCATAATTTCCACGCTCCTTAGCTCCTTTCTGAGCATACAAAAAGCCGCCATGCCCTCATGACGGCTTATGTCATCCCGCGGGGTGCTCGACGATCCATTCCGCGACCTTTTCGCGGTACAACTCCGAAACAATCTTGAGGTTTTTGGGGTTATCGTCGGGCGACAAAGCAAATTTACCCCCCTGTACGAGGATGCTATATGCAACGACCATATAGCCGTATATTACTGCTTCCATATTACTCACCTCCTTTCAGTTTCGCCTCAAGTGCCGCAAGACGTGTCTGCATATCGACCAGCCCCTCCATGACGGCAAGCTCCGTCTCCGGCACCGGCTGCACGTCCTGCTCTTGCGGCTCGGTGTCCGCCGGCGGTGCAGGTGTCGGCTCGGGCTTCGGCCGCTCGATCTGTATCCACTTCCCGCTGCGCCAGTAGAGGTCATATCCCTCTTTGGCTTTCGGCGGCGCATCCTCGGTCATGTTGCCGGGGATTTGCCACACGCCGCTGATCGGGCTGCGGTCGGTGTCGTCAAGGACACGCTCGCCGATGTATTTCCCGTCGCTGTTGTAAGCGTAGACTGTTTTTGTCTCCATGTTGTTCCTCCTCAATATTTGATCTGTGCAATGAGAGTGATTGCGCGCGGCTGGACGGTATCAGCCGCACCGTAGATGGGATTAGATCGAGACGCGTCAATTTTTAAGCGTGCATAATTTTGTTTTTCCGCTCCCGGTCCCGCCCCGTTTTCTGTGGCTGATTCCAGATGTATCACACCTTTTGCGGAAAATGGAGTTGGTTGATTCATACGTTGTGACAACAAATATCCTTCGACCGTTTCGCCCGTAATATTTGGCACCCCCGCCTCTACGGACTTGACTGTCTCACCGCCCTGCAAGACGCGCCCTGTCATGTTGGGGAGGGTCAGCTTGTCCTGCGCCGCGTCATAGACGTACTTGGAGCAGTCTGTCTGGTATTGCTCCGCTGTGACGGTCATGCCCGCCTCTTGCACCCACGCAAGGAGACGCGGATACTCGCTCGCCTTGACGGTTGCACCGTTGGCTTTGATATAGCCATCTCGCAGTGTCGGGCGTAGGATGATGTCACCCACCCGCGCACCGTCGCGTACGTCGTCGATTATCCAGACGGCATTGCCATCCGTGATAAGTTGTCCTGCTTTGGTTGTCATATTTGCTCCTTTCGCGTACCAAAAAAGCACGCCGCAGAGCGTGCCTTAGTATCTGATGATCGGGATTAACTTGATTGCGGGCGGTTGCACCGTGGCAGATGCGCCATATATGGGATTGGACTTGCTTGCGTCAAAGAGTGCGCTCGTGTTATCTTTGTCAACTCCTGCTCCTGCCAATCCCCATTGGTCTTGTTTTCCAGAGCCGACAAACGCGCCGCTCCCGGAAAACTCTTGACCGCCCCAATATACAATCTCGCCCGTAATATTTGGGAGCCCAGCTGCGACACTCGCCCCTATGCCGTCTCCCGCCAGCTGCATCATGCGACCAGTCCAGTTGGGGAGCACAAAAGTACTGCTCCCATCCCCCCGCCCGAACAGTCCCGCATTGGCGGCTGTGTCGTCCGTCCAGAGATTATGACGGTCTGCCATTTCGACAAGGCGCGGATAGTCCGCCCTCTGCACTGTCGCACCATTGCACTTGATGTAGCCCGCCGGCAGATAGAGAGACCCGCGTACGGCCCCGACGGGTGTGCCGTCGCGCAGATCGTCGAGGATCCATATAACGGATCCATCAGTGATCAGTACCCCCCCGTTTTCGGTCGCGTGTTCTATTTTGTCTGGCAGTGTGGCGGCAGTCGTCCCCGCCTTGACACATTCGAGACGCGCCCATGAGGGCAGGGCTTTGTGATAGGCAATGTCCCCTACTGCGTAGGTCTTGCTGCGTTGGAGGAGGTTGAGGCTTGCACCGTCAATCCTTGTAATGACTTCCTTCGCAAGTTTTGGGAGCGTTATGCTTCCGTCCGGATGGTCAAGCGGTATCTTTTTACGATGCTCATCAAACACCTTTGCTGTCACAAGGCCTGCCGGTGATATGACTGCGGTAACGTTGGCCGTGTTGCTCGTAACGATGTCAAATTGATAGGTCAATGTCACAGGCGACGCAGCGTTCTTGTTCGGCATTTTATCAGGGTCCGAATCGATGCATATGAGATAGAGAATTTCGCCGACGTCAGGGTCATTCGCATAGATTCCGACCTCTGATACCAAGAATGTGTTTTCGACGTTGGCAGATGATGCAATGCCAACAGCTTCGCATATGGTACTGTCTTCCTTGCTCACTGAACATGAGCTGATCCCGAAAACAAGCTGCGGGCTTTTGAGATCAACCATTCCTTTGATCTCGCTCAATTCAACGTTTCCGTTGCCAAGCTTCATTTTTGTAAGGGTAAGTTTGCATTTCCCTGCCTCAACTTTGGCGCGGAGCTCTTCGCCTTTTCGTGTAAAATCCTGTGTTGTCCAGTTACTCATGCAATATAACCTCCTTATGCACAGATAGCCCAATTCCTCGATATGTTCCGCTGTGCAATACGGTATCCTTCGCACTCGGATATGTAAGCCGATATGTCTTTCCTGTGGATATTGCTGCGCCATGATACAATCTGATCCGAACGGGCCTTATAAAGCCGATACCCTCGAGCCAACTCCGCTCATTTTTTACGACGCGGATAATACGCATCACGCGCTCAACATCCTCTATGCGTATTTTCTCCGGCTGCACAAACCGCACTCGGAAATAATAGGGCTTTCCACCATACTCAAACCACTCATTGACCTCGCCGCTCGCATATACCATTCGCAGCGCCATTTCTATGGCCCGGCGCGTTCCCTTGATTCGGTGCATCGCTATCGACTGTTTAACTGCACGTCTTTTTCCTTCGATGCCCATGTCTGCATCATAAAAATCAACGCGCCACTGCCACGCAAGCGCATCAATAATAGGCTCTGGCAGTTCGTCAATCCGTGCAATCACCGCACCCAGCCGTATTGCATGCACAAGGGCTTTCAGCTGCGGCTCAATCGCCCCCGCGGCGCTCCTTACGGTCTCATGCTCCAAGAGATTTACGGGCATGATGTCGGCGAGATTTGTGTTTTGCACATTTTTATCCATGCTCAATCCCTCCGTACGTTATTTCCTTTGTCCCGACCACGGCGATTGCTGTATCAGCGACCGCCGCAAATGATGGTGTGGTAACCACGGCGCGTTTTGCGCCTGCTGCACGAATGCGGTATTGTAGTTCCGTCGGATTGATGTCGCGCCCGATTTTAGAACGCTGCCAAATTATGTACTCCTCAATGGACCGCTCTACCGCCGATTTTATCGATGCTTCCCGCGCTGTATCCGCCGCGTCAATGTAATAGGAGAGCTCGATGTTATAGCTTGTGGTTACCGGTGCGAACACCTCGATTTTATCCGTCAGCGGCCGAATATCGTCAGCTTTGAGCACATCCCGCACCTCGCGCAGTACCTCGTCGCCCGGCAATACGCCTTTCTGTAGGAGCGGATAGATGTTGACCTCCCCCGGCTTCGGTGTTGTTACGGCAACATCGGCAATGAGTGCGGATGCAGATTTTGCGAAATACGCATAGGCCGCCGCTGGTCCCGCTACGCTAAAATGCTCCGGCGCTTCCTGTATACGGGTCCGGAAGGCTTCATCATCCTCCTCGTCTGCACCGCCATCCGACGCGGTTATATTTGTGATTGCCTGCACATAGGGAATAGGGTCAACGATGGTCTTGATTTCTCCGGCGGCATATCCGTTCCCGGATGTGCCCTTTGATGTGCATGTTCCGGCGGCAGTCGCCTCTGTTGCCCCCGCAAGGATAATGACGTCACGATCAATCGCAAAAAACACGTCACCGGATGCGTTGATTCTGGTTCCTTTCGGAACCGTCACCGCATGCTGACGCGCAGCTGACAACATAATCTTAAATTGTGCGGTTGCAGGTGCTGCCTGGATGCGCCGTGCTCCTACCAAGACGCCAATGTGATCAAGATAATCACCGCGCGAATACAGGAGCAGATTCATCTTTCCCGTGTAGTCGATCAATGTTCTCTGATGGGCAATCACGCTTGCGATGCTCTCCAGAAACAGCCGCACTGGATCAGCACGCGCAAGAGAACGAGCGGATATGCGTTCATATTCTGCGATAATTTCCGCCTTGATTGTCTCTGTGTCCGTCTCAACGAAATCTATATTCTGCAAGCTCATACGTGTATCACCACCTTCACCCGCGGAAGAATGATGCCCTCCGCTCCATCTCCTGAAAAATCTACTGCCGTAACCTCTGCACGCGGCTCATACCGCTCGACTGTCTCAATAATGTCCGTTGTGAGCAGTGCGCGGATTCGATTCACAGGCTGATCAATGATTGACGTATTCATACCGAAACTTCGGTCAAGCGGCACAGAACCTCGCCGCGTTGTAAGGATGGTCCGTACATTCTGAATAACCTCCTCCGCTTCCGTTTTTGGCGCAAAGCTGATTTCCGGCAAGTATGCCGCAACAATTTCAGCGTTCATTACTTACCTCCTCTCATATGCTTTTCAAGCAGATCACCCGCACCTTTTTCAATAGCTTTCTCAATGTTCCCGTACTGCTTTATCACGGCATCTGCTCTTTCAATGATTTCTCTAGTCTTTTTGACCGATTCAGCAAATCGATTCTTTTTGCCAGTCTGCTGTGCTTCCTGCTGTTCTTCGAGGTACTGCGCCACAACATACTCTTTGAGCGTCAAGTCTACCTCGGATGCAAGAATATTGCCCTTATTGTCATAGTACTTTACCGCTTCGCCAACGGATTCGATGAGCCACTTGTTTTTCCCCATCTTCTTCCCGCCTACGGTAAATGTCAGCACCTGACCACTTTCGCAGTATTCAATCAGCTTTTCAACCTCGTCTCGCGGATGAACGCCCCGCTGGGCATGCAGCTTGATTTTGAGGCTCAAGGTCTGCAAGTCTGGTCCGAGGTACTCGGTCAACGGCTTTTGCCCGATGATCTCATGCGATGCGGTTCTACTCTTTGCACTGCGTGTGAGATCATCGAATGTATGAATATCATCCCACGCCGATACGCGAAATGATATATCGCCGAGAGTACCAAGTCCACCCGCACCTGCAACTGTGGAGCGAAGCGCAGATTGCAGCGAATCCCATATACTCATGCATCAACCTCCAACAAATACATTTCCGCTCCCTGTGCTATGACTTCCCGTCTGCCCGCAAGACTGGCAGACGGTTGCATCGCTCACGCGTGTCACAGGCTGGCCATTGCAAAACACAGACGCGCTGCCCGCAACACTCTCAAAAGTTCCGCCATGTGGGCAGTTCGTTGGGCCTGTGTCATGCAGACGATGCAGCCCCTTTCCGTTGACGAATACATTTCCGCTCGTCACGTTCACGGTACCTGTTCGGCCATGCGGACAGCAGGGCAAACCTTTGTTGCATACGCCTGTTGTCTCATCTCCGTCCCTTACTGCTGATGGCATGTCTGTCTCCTCTCTGATTCTGCAAAGTGTTTTTCTTTTAGTTTAAGAAAATTTTACTCCCGTTGATTTTGATGTCTCCTGTGCATTGTATTGTCAGTTCGCCTGTTGCCCGGTTGAATTCTGCATAGGAGCCGTCCCCGAAGTCTATGCGGCGCTTTTCTGCATCGGCGATTGCAGGCGGGTCACTCTCAGAGTAGTATGAGCCGAGACAGATTCCTGCGTTGTGTCCATTGGGAAGCATGAGGCAGCAGACCTGCTCTCCGACATCCGGCAACCAATAGTCGCGATTCTTGCTGCTCCCGCGCACAAGTACGGGGAGCATGTCAGAAACAAGATCGTCTTTGTCCTCAAACACGACCTTGACCGCCATCTTGGCGGGATGCACCGAGGAGACACGCCCCATACGGATGATATTTTTGATATGCGGGTCAGTAGCCATCAAGGCACCTCCTAAGATCGATATTCAGCCCGTAGCCGCCGCCGATGCTATGACTTCCCTTTGTGATGATGTATTTGCCGTCAAACGCATGAAATCCCTTGAGCGTGACCGTATTCCCCGCCAACAGTTCGAACGTTCCCATCAGTGTCAAAGCTACGGTTGTCTCTTCGCAGTTCTTCTCGCGCAGTTTCTTTTTGGCAAGTTTTTCAGCGGCGGCAATGCTCTCAACCTGCTCATTTACCTGCAACACCTTTCCTTGCTTATTCTCATCCGGCGTATATGTATATTCAATTTTGATGCCCTTTTTTGTGTTGGCATATTTGACGCGGCATGCCTTATATATGTCCCGCGTCTTTGTTCGAATCTGATAACCTTTGACGTTTTCCCCCTCGCGCAGTATTGTCACAGCGGGTTCTTTTTGTTCGTATTCTGCTTCATCGAAAATAATGATTTTACCGTCTGCGATTTTCAGCGCAAGTCCTTCGTCTTTGCAGATGCGGAGCATAAATGCAAGGTCTGATTCCTCTGTCTGTTCAGCTCGGTCGAGCTCTGGGTCATCGGCAACGCTATAATAGGGTTCCATGCCTGCCCCCGCTGCGATGTCGCGGAGAATGACTGACAGCTTTGTTTTCTCCCAGCTGCGGTTTCGCTCCACGCCGCGCAGTGTGTTGTTGTCGGGGACGGATACCGCTTTTATCTTGACTTCATGCGGCGGGCCTGTTATCTCGATTTCGTCAATCTCAAAGGCACCGAGATCAAGCTGACGTTCTCCCTCTGCCGTCCAATCCTCCGATATAATACTGATGGATATTGTCGCCCCTTTTTCCGGCAGCCAGTCTCCCTCCCACAGCTCCGCCATATCCTCGAGTGTCAGACTTACATCGTCTGCATATCCGCTCATTACGTCATTGTAGTTAATGGATTTCAGATGCTGCGCAAGGTCCTCTGAAATATCCTTTGCATTGTAGAGTACCTTCACTTTGATTTTGCGCGCATTCATGCGTTATCTCCTCCACGGCGGCAGACTATTCGGCGTTGGCGCGGTGATCTCCGGGATGAGCAGGACAACTCCCGCCGGAAATATGACCGTCTCCAAATGGTCTGGATTTGCATGCATGAGAACAGATGTATAGCGTTCGCTTCCCATCTGTTCTTTTGCAATCATATCCCATTTGTCGCCGGATACTGTTGTATATTTCTTAGGCAAAGCTGACGCGCCCCCTCTCATGCTGAATGCGTGCAAGCGCACGCTCTACCGCCGCATCAATCCCCTGCTGTATCTGCGCAACGGCTGCTCCGTCTGCGTTTCCGTTGATTGTGATTGGCGCGGAGATGGAAAGGCTGACACCTCCGCCCTGCGGCATTAGGCCCATCATCTCTCCTGTCTGCCGCCAGAGGGAAGCGGCCCGCGCTGAACCGTCAATCGGGATTGCCGCCTCGGGTGAGCTTTCCGCGAATGTGGTCAGGAATGCACCTTGACCGTAAATGCCGCCGCGCGCATTTGCTGATATATCAACGCCGGATGCGGATGCACCGCCCCCATCGCTGATAAAATTGACCACCGCATCAATCGGATGAGACAGGACCTCTTTCAGGCCCTCCCACTTCTCTTTGACCCACTCGATTCCTGTCCCAAGCTTCTCCTTTAAGAAATCGACAAACTGCGTAACTGCCGCCGCAGGGTCATTCCAAAGGAGCGTAAACCACGCCTTGACCGCATTCCAGTTCGCAATGATGAGCGTTCCTATGTAGATCAGCGCTGTAATCGGTCCGCCCATAAAAGATAGGATTGCACCTGCCGGGCTTTCCCACAGACTGACAAAAAAAGCTTTGACCTCCTCCCAATGCGTATAGAGTTCGTAACCAATGGCAATCAGGGCGACAATCCCCATGATGACAAGGCCGACAGGGTTCAGGCTCATTGCTATATTCAGCGCCGTTTGCGCGAGCGTCATGGCGCGTGTTGACAGGCTCGCTGCTTTGAGCGCCATAGACAGCGCCGAGATTCCCGCGCCGACCTTATAGGCAATGAGCATCACCGTGAGTATTTTGGCCATCTCCGCCATCCCCGCAACAAGCCCAGGGTGCTTCTGTCCCCACTCGATAAGCCCATGTACAAATTTGCTGACCGCCTCGGTTCCGTCTTTGATGTACGGCAGTAATACGCTTCCAAGGTTAATTGCCAGTTCGCTTGCGGCATTTTTCATAAGTTGGAGTGAGTTTTCTGTGGTCTCGCAGCGTGCTTGAAATTCTGCATTCATGGACCCGCTGTATTGCGCTGCATCTCCAACCTTATTAAAATTCTCCTCCAATCCCTCAAGGTTGCTCAAAAGCGGTGCAATTGCGCTGATTGACTCTTTCCCAAAGAGATCTTGCAAGGTTGCCGATTGTTTGTCCGCATCAATCCCTTGTAAGGCCTTCATGACGTCGAGAATTGCCCCCTTTGCGTCAACTTGCATTCGTTTCGCCACGTCTTTGGCGTTCATGCCGAGTGATGCAAACGCTGCGGCTTGTGCTTTTGTGGCACCTTCTCCCGCACTCATTCCAAGAACGAGATTTTTTATTCCAGTCGCGGCAATCTCTGACGATGTTCCCGTTCCAACGATAGACGCACCGAGAGCGGCTATCTCCCCTGATGCGACACCACCGACCTCACCGAGCGGTCCAATTCGCGTCACGACTTCTGATATGAGCGGCGCAGATGCTGCTGTCGTATTTCCGAGGTAGTTGATCTTATCGGCGAGTGTAACCACCTCATCTTGATTCATCTTGAACGCCGTGCGCCATTTTGCCATCATGTCGCCCGCTTGCTCGGCGGTGACATCAAACGCAACGCCCATTTTTGCAGCAGATTCCGCAAAACCGATCAGGTCTTCTTTTGCAATGCCAGCTTGTCCGCCCGAGGCGACAATCTTTGCAATGTCCTCTGCCGTCATCGGTAGGGTGCGCGTCAGCTTTAGAATATCCTGCTGCATATCTTTGAACTGCTGCGGTGTGTCAAAGTCAACAACCTTGCGCACGTCCGCCATCGCAGACTCAAAATCTACGGCCGCACCAACAGCAGACTGAATCCCGCCTGCAATCGCACCGAATGAAACTGCCTTTGCGGCTACACCCATCGCCTTGGATAGCATTCCGCCGTTTTTCCCGTCCGCCTGCTCCCCAATGTTCGCCCCCGCTGCTTTTGCACGCAAATCAGCGTTTTTGATCAGTGCGCTGTTGTACTCTATGAGGTTCTTTTTCATTGCCGCCATGTTTGTTGCATATGCTTTTTCGCTCGTGAATCCACTCTCAAAAGACTGATTCAGCAGCTTTTGTGCGCGCTCGGTCTCCTTGACCGCCGCTTCCAGTTTCTTCGCCTCAGTTTTCAGCTGTGCAAGGGATTTCGATGCTTTTTGTGTCGAGCCAGTGAACGTCGAGCCAAGTTTCCCGCCGATCGAAAAGGCAATTTCCATCAGTTTTCCCATAGACCCGCCTCCTTTCATATGGTATAATTTGTATATACAGATTGAGATGCGGAGGTGCTGTTATGTTTGATGCATTGAACTCCTTCTTTCGTTGGATTCTTATGACATTATTTCTGCTCTTCTGTCTTGTGGTCGCGCTTTTCAGTGGCGCGCATAATGTGCTGATTACTGTTCTTTCAACGCCGCCGCTCCTCGTTTTCATTGTCCTCGGCTCGGTCGGTGTTGTATTCTCCGTCCAGCAGTACATCAAATATCAAAAAGTATACTTCGAGAAGCATCCGGAACGCAGAATATAAATAATTCCATGATAAAAAGCACTTGCTGTGAGCAAGTGCTTTTTTATTTCTCCGTCCTCCGGCGGACCTCTTCCCCCCACTCATATAGGTCTGCTATTGTCAGCGACAACCAGAATTCAGCAGAGGTGTATGTAGCCTGCGACAGTGAGAGTACTGTGCCGCGAATCAACGCAATCGGACTTTTCCCACCCTCAAGGTCAATCAGTCCCTGCCGAGCAAAAAACGCTGTACCTCGATGGTGACTTTTACGAAGTCAGGCGCGGCGAGGCGCTCAATTACCTCGACGGGCACCTTGGCGGCGAGTGCCGCCACCTGTGCCTGATACCCCATCGACAGCGCCGGAACGACATTATCCGGATTCCCGCGCTGTGCAGCGTTTGCCTTCATCAGGTCGATGCCATTCAGCCCATCGAGATCGATGTCCAGCTCTTTATACTCCTGCTCTTTGTAGGTGACAGGCTTCGTCAATTCGATTTTCATACGCTCTCCTTTCTTACAGTCCAAGTGCAGAGCGAATCTCCGCCATGAAGTCCGTTCCGTTGATGCGGAACACACGCGCGAACTTGTCAATCTCAACACGGGTCACACCGCCGACGGTCACCTTGAGATAGACGCAAACCATTGTGTTGCTTGAACCTGTTGTTGCCCCTGTTTCGAACTTTCCGAGTTCTCCAGACTTCGGCAGAACGCGCACTTTGACGATAACTGGGACCTGCTGAATGCGCCCTGTTGCACTGTCATAGTTCGCCTGCGCCCCGCGGAACTCGAGGTCATGCGCACGCGGCGCCATGAGATCCGTAAGGTCTTCGTTAATCGTGCGCCAGTTGATCTTGACCTCCATGGAGTTCGTCATGCTCATCGTCGGCATGTCAACTTCGCCCGCAATTCCCGGCCCCTTGATTGTGTCCGTCAGATATTCGATGCTTGGCATTTCAATATCTGCTGTACCAAGCATGATTTTTCCGTCCTTAAATACGGCATAATCGGTCAGCTTGTCCCGTACTACGTTATAAGCCATTTACGCTCCCTCCTCAATCCCCGAACAGCGTCTTAATGTATACGGGGTCATATTCCTGTACGAACTCGATGTCACGCGCAGGCGACGGCGGCGAAAAATACACATGGAATCGCAGGATGCCGTCCATGAGCTCCGTTGTTGTATTCTCATCTTCGCGGAACTCCACACGCCCGCCGAGAATGTACCCGCGCGCCGTGAGACCATTCAGCCAGATGTTCGCGCTGTCGACAATGGTCGCGATTAGGCGCTTGTTCATCGGGTCGTCGATCTTGTTCCAGAACGTTGTGATCAATGTGTTGTTGAGCCAGCAGAACATGCGGCGAATCGGAATAAAGCTGTCCTTGACATCGGTGTTGCCCGGATAGCAGCTCATGCGGTTGCCCCATGCGTGCCAACCACCCTCGTTGATTGCGGTGACAATGCCCTGCCCGTTGAGATATGCGCCGGTCTCTACGTCAAGCAAGACCTCTGCTCCGCCATCGACAACCGTTGCATCACATTTGATGCCTTCGTTCGACGGGGATTTATACGGCACATCGTCATTTTTCGCGTCGGTTGCACAAATCACGCCTGCGAGCTGTGTCGACATGTGGTACTGCGTCTTAGAGAGCGATACCTTCGGCCAACACGTGACAAGCTGCGGGTCTACGAAGTTATTCTTCCGCTTCCACGCACTCACATCCGTGTACTTCTTGACGTCCTTAATCGAAATGTCCGCAATGGCAATCGCCTCAAAGCGCGCGTTGATGCGCGTGGACTTTGCGACCATGACCGCCGCAACCTTGCTGCTGTGTGACCATCCCGGTGCGAGGATAATGCCTGGAATCAGTCCGAATTTCGGATAGACCTGTGCCACAAGCTCAAGGCCAGAATATGCGCCCGTCTGCGTGTCAACACCGCCGACGATGTCCTCCTCCGTGACCTTCTCCGGCGCGACCTCATCATAGTCAAGATAGAGCATTGCCGCATCCTGCGCGGCACCGCCCGCAAGCGCCGTAATCACAAGCGCACCGTCTCCGCCATAGGTCGCCGTATAGTCAACCCCTGCGGTAAGCGGCTGCCCTGCTGCTGCTTTCTTGACTTTCAGCGTCGGGAGGATGACCGCTGCAGCAAGTTTCCCGACCCGCTCGGTGAGATTGACGGTCTTATTCGCAACGGCTTTTTTGTGCTTTGCGGGGTCGAGGACGTTCACAAAGACCACCGGCGCAACATTGTAAAGCGCAAACTGCGACTTCATGAACTCGCAGAGTGTGTACGTCTCCCAGTCGTCGGAATATCCAAGCGCCGCCACTGCCTCATCATACTTGTAGCAGAGGATAGGCGTGTTCGGTTTTGCCGCATCCACCGCCAGATGCACTGGCGCCGTTCCGAACACGACGGGAAGCCCTGCGCCGATCTGTGTCATCGGTACAAGAGAGGTCGGCACCTCTTGCCCATAAATACCATGCTTATATCCTGCCATTACCCTTCACCTCCTGCAATCTGATGTGCCGCCATATAGCACGCCGTCCCCGGCGTGTTCACATCCGCCCGCGCCCGCATGCTGTCCTCTACTGGGACAACAAGCTGCATGACGAGCGGATATTTATCCTTGATCGGCGCAAGCACATCGTCCGCATTGCCAATGTATACGCGGTTCTGCACAAGCCCAAGGCGCGGTACGCTTGGACCGATATACATGACCTGCTGCACATCAGCATTTACGGTCTCCTGCGTGTCCTGCTCCTTGACTTCGGTCTCATCATTTTTCTTTGCCATAGTCACACCTCAATTCATCAAGTATTGGTTAAATCCACGCCCGGGACGGCCAAGCGTATAGGTCAGCTCCATATACGCCCACCATTCCGGCCACGGCTGCTCCTCCGGTATCAGGGTCTTTACGGGCAGCTGGAGCATATACATCTCTCCGATGATGGTCTGCTGCTCCACCGCCTGCCGCACGATTTCCGCCATGTGGTATAGGTCAAGGTGGCCTTTCTCCATGTCGGCGCTGTATGTCATCATGAGGAGCTGCAAGGTTATTGTTGACCCCTCCTGCGTATCCATGACCTCTACGGGACGGATGACGATATGCGGGTCTTGCTTTTTCTTCTCTTCGTTGGTCGTCGCTTTCGGCAAAAAGCCGTCGCGGATGGTGATCTTGTTCCCTGCGATTTTTTCATCAATCGGGCGATAGCCGATTGCGTCAAAATGCTTTTGCAGGAAGTCCGCCAATGCGCGCGCACATCCAATCGGTGTCATTCCATATTCTCCAGTCTATATGCGACTTCACGGGCAAGACGCTCGCGAAACACCGCCTGCATACGTTCCTCTACTCCTCTGCTGACATTTATCTCACCCGCCATCTGCGGAACAGATGGTCCAAACTCACGCTGAATCGGCAGGCGCGATTTCGACGATCTGTGATAAAGGCCCGCCTTTCCCACGGCCATAAAAAAGGAGCGCCGCAACGTGCCGCCGCCCCCTTTTTTGACCTGCGCATAGATGCCTCTGCCAGAAATCCGTACGCGGAATTTTGTCAGGTCAACGGGTGTGCCTGTGACCGTGACCTCTGCATCTAGACGGTTCCGCGCTGCACGTTTGATGCGCACCTGCTCTTTGATGTCAGTCGCTTTGAGTGTATACCGCTCGCGTATCCCTTTTGATACCGCCGTTCTTCCTGCAACGACGGCACGGTTCAGCGCCGCAGCTGCTGCACGCTCTACGGTATGCGGCACCTGCTCCAACGCTTTCATTGCTTTTTCGATATCCTGTGCGTCAATCTCTACACTCATATCGCCCCCGCCTCCATCGTCAGTGTCAGGATGCCCATATCGTCGGTTACATCATCAATGCGGTACATCTCGCCATTGACCTCAATCACGTTGCCATGCGCAACCGGCGGAATATCGGATTTACGAATATGCAGGACCAAGGTGCGCGCATCAATTCCCTCGAATGATGCGCTGCGCCCGGTACGCTGAACATATTCTTTCGTTGTCAGCCCCTCAAGGACTGCCTGCACCGCCATCCCGTTAACGGTGTGCATTTCGGCGAACTCATCCAGATTCAGGAACACTCCGAGGTCATCTGCGGCCTGCTCCCGAAAAGTTTTCATGCCTTTTTTCCGCGCGTCTTTTTCGCGGCGGCCGCAGGGTCCACAGAAGGGAGTTCGGCAGGTGCGAGGTCCGTGTCCTCTGCCCCTGCATCCTCTCCGTCCTGCTGCTGTGCTCCCGTGTTCTCTTCATCCTGTGCCTGTGCATGCATAATCATGTCAGGAAGGGAGATGACGCCCTCCATAAGGAGGTTCTTCGCGGTACCGTCAGGTAGGTCAAGTTCTACCCCGGCAGCATGCAGAATACTGCCGACGGTCACATAGCCGTTCGTTACAACAACCTTCATCGCCTGTCACCTCATTTCGCCTTGATGTATGCCCAGTCGTCCACGAACTCGGGGGCGAGCAGGAAGCGGCTGTACAGTGTGAGGCTCATCGTGTTCGCCGACTTGGACGCAGCATACTGCGGAACGTAAAGGCCCGAATAGGTCTCAAACCCCGTTTCCGTGTCATTGATGAGCGTAACTGCGCCGTGGAGCTGACGTCCGCGCCCCGGCACGCCGATGATGACGTCATTCTCGCCGAGGAAGGGAACGGTTTTGCCCGCGTCGTTCGTATAGGTCTCCATGTAGCTGTATACCTCGAGGTTCAGCGACTGGATGAGACCGATGCGAGCGACCTGCGGACTCTCGATGCGCGGCTGAATGCTCGCAATAGAGAGATTCGCATTCGACGGAACGGAAAGCCACTTCATAATCTCATTGTTGCCGAGCATATAGTCTGCAATGTTCTTGCCGACAATTGCGACGGTTGGCACCATGCCCGCATTCTCCTGAATGAGAGAGGATGCATTCCGCAGGTCGCTGTAAATGTTTGCGTTCGGCTGGTCCCACGCAGTCGACGGTGTGATCTTCTGATTCCAGTCAAATGCAATCTTCGCTGTCTTCACCGTCGTGCCGTCATCTGCATAGCCGTTGATCGTGTATGCGCCCGTCGTCAGAATCTCCGCCGCCATCTGATTCTTGCGGTTCATGATCATCGCCTGCATGTCGGCAAGGTCGTTCGCCTGAATCTCTGTTGCGCGCTGCGCGGGTGTCTTGGTCGAATAGACCGTCTCACCAAAACCGCGCTGCTCAATGTCCTCCGGGCGCACCGTGCGGCGCGGGGCAACCATCGGCGGCTCGTAGATGTCTACGGTCGAACCGCCGCGCGTGACGTTGATGCCATGCCCACCCTCAACCACGAACGGCGCAAGACGGCGCCCTCCCTTGCGATACTCTACGGCAATCTTTGAGGTGACTGCTGTAGTCGGAATCTGCGGGAAAAACGTGTCAACCAATAGGGTTGCCGGCGGCTTGATGCGCTCCATTGCCTGCATCAGCGAAATTGTATCTTTCATTCCAATAGCCATATCTTGCTCCTCCTTACTTCATGGACGTGAGGAAAATCCCCGCGTCGCGCAGCTCCTCTTCGTGTGCGCTCACCGTGTCGCCGGATGCCGCAATCAGCTTCTCACGGTTGAAATAGCCCGTAATGTATGCCGTTCCGACGGTATCAGCGCTTTCCGCATTGATATCTTCAGCTGCAATTGCAACGGCTTTGCTGCCCTTTGCAGCGATTGTGTACTTACCTGCCGTAACGCCGAGCAGCGTTCCGCGTTTCACGTTCTGCCCGGATGCGAGCGTTACGTTGCGCGTGAGAACTTCGACCTCTGCGCCGCCGAAAAGCCCGTCATAGGCGACACCCGCCATCGTCTCTTTGATTGCCATGTCTTTTACCCCCTGTTCCTGTTTGCAAGTGCTACAACTTCATCAATGTCCGCCTGCCGCTGCTGTTCTTCATTCTGCTGTGGTGCAGACGGTGCAACATCGGATGCGCCAGAGTTCAGATGATCGTCAATCAGCTTGCGGATTTCATCCGCAACGTTGCGTGTGTCTACTGCCTCCTTGACTGCATCGACGTACGGCTGCACCTGTTCCGCCGTGCTGCCGTTCTCCTTTGCCAGATTGACAATCTTCGTAACGGCGGCATTCGTATGGTCATCGAGTGCATCCAGCGCAAGGATGCGCTGACGCTCTGCCTGCACGGCATCCTCTGTCGATGCCGCCTGCACCGATTCCTGCTTTGATTGGTCCTTTGCCGGACCTCCGCTGAGCAGGTCTCTAATCTTGTTTACCAGATCGTTTCCTGTATTCTCTCCCATGGGTGTCACCTTATCCTTTCTGTTCAAAAGTTCTCTCACCTTATCCGCGTGCCTGAATTTCCCAAGGTCGCAGGATACTGTGTTGACAATCAGCAGGCCATCTTTCATGCGGTTTGTCACGGCGCTCTCTGTATCGATCTGGTCGACGAATCCATAGGCAAGCGCCTCCTCTGCCGTAAGCCACGTCTCATCATCCATCATCGCAGCGAGCTGATCTGCGGTCAGATTTTCTCCGGTGCGTTTTTGGTATACGTTGATGATGGTCTGCCGCACGGTGTCGAGCACATCTGCGGCGGTGCGCATCTCCTCTGCATCCCCCCATGCGTATGTTGCAGGGTTGTGAATCATGTAGAGTGCATTCGTCGGCATAATGACGGTATCACCTGCGCAGGTGACAATTGTCGCCGCACTTGCCGCCAGTCCGTCAATCCGCATGGTAATATGTCCGCTATACGTCTTGAGCTGATTGTAGATGCTCTGCGCCGCGAACACATCGCCGCCCGGACTATTGACGCGCACCGTCAGAGGTTTCCCGCCGAGGGCTTTAAGTTCCTCCGCAAAGAGATGCGGCGTTATCTCATCGTCATACCATGATGTATCCGAGATGGGACCATAAAGCAAAAGTTCCGCATCTACTCCTGCTTCATTTTTTATTTTCCAAAATTCTCCCATTGTTTCACCTCCTTTCATGGAAATGTCCATCAAAAAACCGCCCATTATTGAGCGGGTTGATTGTCCTCTTCCTCCAACAGTCCGAGTTTCCTCCGCAAGTCCCGCTCATAGGCGAGCTGCTCCAGATTCTCCTCATAGTCCGAGCCTGTCATCTCTGCCGCCTCGCGTTCCAGTGTACTCAATCCGTACTCTGTGCGTTTGTGTGAGCCGTTCACGTCCTTCACGGGGTCAAGAATGCTCATTGTTGGCCCGAACCATTCCGCATTGCACCATGCGGCGCGCGTGCGTGGGTCGTCAAAGAAGCCCGGCGCATCGATGCGCCCGAGTGCGATAGCCTCCGCAAGCCACACCTCATAGACGGGCTGACAGAAGTCGCGCGCAAACCACACACGGCGCATGCGGTATTCGTCCCACGCCTGAAGGAGCGCTGCACGGCTCGCACTGTATGAGCTCGTAAAACTCTTCATGAGGACTTCGTATGGCTGCCCGAGCGCAGCGCCGATCTGCTTGACAAGCTCCTGCGTGAATACGCCGAATGTACTCTGCCCGTCGCCCGAGTTGACGGACTTCACATCTACGCCGGACGGCAGGGCATTCAGCGTGCCCGGCCCCAATGCGTAATCATTGACGTTCACCACAGGCTCGTTCGGGTCGCCTTCGTAAGCATTCCCGAGCATGCTGTTCAGTGTCCCGGAGACGTTCGATGTTTGCGTGAAAAAGAGCGCGAAGAATGATTTCACGATTGCATTCGCAAGCTCGGCGGTCGTGAACCTATTCATCTGCTTGAGGGTTTCTAGCACAGGCGCGAGATATGGAACGCCGCGGTACTGGTCCGCGCGTACATCATGACAGATTTGCAGGATGTTCGGCAGTCCTGTTCCATCACCGAATGCTTTGATGCGCACCCATTCGGGCACGCCCTGCATGTCGGCGTGATCATATGGAACCTTGTTGCATACCCAGTATCCGTCAATGGCACCGTCTGCATCAATCTCCACGCCGGAGATGATGCGATGCCCCGCCATCGGCGCGCGCATCTCAACGCTTGTATAGTTCGCAACACCTGTATCGATCGGATTGCTGACGCGGTTTGCTTCGATGAGCTGGATTCGCAGACTGTACGGCGCTGTCTTTGCCGGAGGCTTCCGCCGGAAAATCGCGAATGCATCGCCGTCAATCAGATACGCCAAATACGCAATGTGCTGCAGGTCGTAGAAGTTGTTTCTGCGGTAAATATCGCAGTCCTTCGAGCTTGCCCACATCTGGAACTCCGCCATCACCCCACGGATCCATTCGCGCGCATCATCGGCGCTGATACCGAGCTGTTTGAATCGCGGGCGCGGGAAGAGCGTGAGCCCGGTCCCGACGGCATGCGTCGCGCTGGACTGTATCGCCGCCGCGCCGATCGGCGTGTTGATTGCCGTATCCGCCGCACGATTGCGCAGCGGATTGAGATTCTGGTCGATGTCGGACTTGCTGGAGAGTTTCCACGGGTTCCACGTCTTGAGAATGTTATTCGTCTGCGATGCGCCACCCTCGCTGTATCCGCTGTTTTGGATGTTTTGGAGCTTCGCCGCCCTGATACGGCCTTTCTTTTTTGCCATCGGTTCACCTCCCATCCACAAACACAACGCGCTTGCTCATGCCGCGCATGTCCGGCACACTGCCGTCAAGGGTCGCTCCGCCCGCAATAAGACTGTCAATCGCGGCACGTATCGTCGATAGATTCGCCCGTGTCAATGTACGGTTGCCGATGGTGTACGACTGCCCTGAGAGTACTGCGCGCTCCGCCTCGAGGTATTGCGCCAGCCGCTCGTTTTGTATTTTATTTGCCATTCGTATCACCTCACCATATATTTGTCTGCCGCGCGGTCTGCGCTGTTTTCTTTACCGTTGTGTTTTTCTTTTTCTGCGTTTGCGGAGCTTCCTCTCCCCGCATCGCTGCCTTGATGCGCGCCCAGTCCGGCGTACATGAGAGCATGCAGGCAAGGTTATAGACCCGCAGGTCAAGCGGCTCATTCCGTACGCCTTTTGTCGTCTCCCATATCGTCCGCAGGGCACCGTTCCTGCGCACCTGCTTTTTGTGCTCCGATATGAGCCCGCGAAAGTAGAGCTGGTCATATCCGCGATACGGCAGACGCTCATCTCCATCAAGCGGAAAGTGGAAATACGATGCCCCCGGCGCATCAATCGACAATCGATTCATGATCTGCTGCTTTCCGTCATCGACGCCAAGCAGGACAAGCGGAACGCTCGCTCCCTGCGCTTTGCCGATTTTGTAAACGAGTGGGATGCCGGGACCGCCCTTGCCCTTGATCGGGATACGCTGTTTGTGATAGTTGCGCTGACAGTATGCGTACACATTCCCTGTATAGTGACCGCCCGAGTCGATAAAGCTGCGTACGATGTTGAGACCTGAGCCGTCACGAAAGAAGTATGTGCGGTCAAGTACCGCATCAAGCATCTCCCATGTTCGCCATTGGTCCGGCGTTCCCGGAATGGAGCCGTAAAGAATCCCCCAGCTCTCCTCCGCTTCCCCCCATCCGCATATCTCATACTCAAGGCGGTTATCCTGCACGTCGACTGCCGCCGTCAGCATCAGCACGCCGCTCGGCAGGTCTGCGCCGTACTGCTCCCGCCGCTGCAGGAATACAGTACCATCATCAAATGCGCCGCGTTCCTGATACGGTTCGCCGAATCTCGTATTCACAATTACCTGCTCACGCGTAGGGTCTCCAAGCGCCTCATGCCATTCTCGCATGATTTCAGACCATGTCATCCACGGCGACGAGAACGCATTGACGAAAAAGGAGCGGATTCCGTTCTTGACGGCGACAGGATTCTGTGCAACGTACTTTTGCGGCGCTGCTTTCATCGTCTTTTCGTCAAAAGAGAATCCGCAGTCCGGGCACCGCCATTTTACATCCTCGATGATGACAATCTTTCGCCCCTGCGCGTCCTTATGTTCGGTGTGTTTTGCGTGGATGTTCGTGTAGCGAATCGCATGATACTCTCCGCAGTTCGGGCACTCATACTGCCATTCCTCCTGTGTTCCCGCCTGATACTCCGCCGCAATGCGGCTGCTCCCCTCAATGGTCGGGGTTGAGAACATTCCCATCACTCTATTCCAGAATGTAGTCATGCGCTTTGATGCCAGATCAACAGGGTCGCCTTCTGTTCCGGCTGATTCTGGAAAGCGGTCCACCTCATCGGCAAGCAGTATCCGAATCGGACGCGATGCAAGCCCCGCCGGGCTGTTCGCCCCGCACATGATGAGACGACCGCCCGGAAATATCTTCGATAGTATCGTATTGTTCCCGTCGCGCGTTTTCGGTGCGTTCTGCTGCGCACCATCCTTCGCGTCATAAAAAATACGCGACAGCACTTTTGTATCACGTATCATCGGCGAGATGCGGGTCTTTGAGTAGTCCTGTGCCATCTCAATGGTCGGCTGTATCATCATGATTGCGCACGGGTCAAGATGCGCAAAGCGTCCAATCACATTGTTCATGATGTCGCTCTTACCCACTTGACTGGAGCTCATGACAACAACGCGCCGGATGCCCGGTTGCGTGAATGCATTCATGATCTCTTCCTGATACGGCGCGCGGCTTGTTTTCCACCTCCCTGGTTCTGCGGAGGTGTTTGAGAGGATGCGGTAATCATCCGCCCATGTGCTGACAGTCGTTTTCGGTAGCGGCGTAAGTCCCTTCTGCGACACGATGCGCCAGAGTTCAATCGCCGTTTTCATCATCCACCTCCGCCGCCATATCCTGCATGAACAGACTCGGTTCATATCCGCTGAGCTCTGATAATTTTTCCTCAATCTCGGCTGTGAGTTTCTGGTAGATGTCATCCTTCGAACGCCCTTCAATCACCGGCGCAAGTTTTGCTGGAAGTCCGAGCAACTGCGCACGCAGATTAGACAGCATCTCAATCATGACCATCTCAACGGTACGCGCATCATAGACACTTGCCTCGTTCTGCGCAAGACGCAATTCGCTGAGTTCACGCTTGACGCGCTCATGCTTTGCCTTCTCGGAGATGTAGTCAGGGTCATCGCTATCTGCTCCCCCTCCTCCGTTTTTTAGCGCATCATAGTTTCGGATGCTCTGGACGAGGTACACCCCGCCGCGTGCGTCTTTGTCGTCACGCAGGACAACGCCCTCCTGAATAAGCTGATTGACGCGCCCTACCGTCACACCAATCGCACGGGCAAAGTTCGTTTGTGACACGGTTATTTTTTTTGGGTCAGCTGTCACTTTCAACGGGGTCACCTCCTTCCTCGCTAAAAATTTTTCACCGCTCGTTTCACAGGTATATTTAACGTAGTCGGTTTTAATTTACATGCGAAAAGATTTACTTAGCTATGATTTTTGGTTATATCTAGAACGTTTTTGGGCATTCGAAAGAACGCGCACGCGTTCAATTCTCCAGAAGGACCCGTGCACGTCATAGAAAAAGGGCACCGCTCATGCTGTGCCCTCGCTGTTTTCTCAGCTTATATAATAGCACAGGTGCGCTTGTCTTTTTTTATCCATTTTGGATTTTTGGAAATTTTTTTAGTGCTGCTCCATGCAATTTGTGCACATAGTAGTAGTCATATCCCATGGTTACCGCGACCTGCTCCCACGATTGCCCGCGGATATATCGCAATGTCAGCACCTCTCGATAGCGCCCGTCTTGCATGGTATCAATCTGCCGCTTTGCATCCTCGCGCAACTTGATCAGTTTATCCCATTGCGCATTTAGGCGACCGGCATACCCCTCAATCGATGCAATCGCATCTGATAGGTCCCCGATTTTATTCCCGCTGACCTTATCTGCATCATACTGAATCGATCTCAGCTGCAGGATATCTGCGCGCGCCTGCGCATATTCCTGCTCAAGTCGTTTCAGTTCCCTCTCCGCATCGCGTACCCGCCATAGATATTCTTTTGCTGTCACTGCTTTATGTCTCCTTCCCGCGTTTCCCTCTGGTTTGTGTTTTCTGCTCTACCTGTTCGAAATACGCAATAGTGAGCGGATAGCCCTCCGCCGTGTATGTGTTGTATGATAGCTCCTTGATGATGCGGTATCCTTTCGGCGGCTGTATCTCCGGCTTGTACGCCTCCGATTTTGTGACAGTCTCCGTTTTTGGTTCGGTGCGGATAAGGTTTTTGCTCGTCTGCAATCGTCCCGCATGTTCCGCTATTTTCTCTTTTGTGTAGTAATCCGCGAGCCGTTCCGCGTCCGTGACATGCCCGCCATAGAGTTTGACTGCCACGTTTCCATGCGGCCACGCCTTTTTTATTTTCTCGAGTTCTTCGCCGCTAAGTGCAGGCAAGATGATATGACCATGTGGCCGTCCTGCTCCTGTTAAATTTTCAAGCACGGAAATATATTTCATCGGCGTACTTTTCTTCCTGTAAATCGAGCGCACCTTCCGCTTGAATTTTTCAAAATCCTTCTGCACATTCTCCGCTTCCGGATGTTCTCTATATGTGCAGGTCAGGTACCAATCTCCGGCAGCAAAGTTATCCATTAGGAGCCTTGATAGTTTTTCAGCACGCAGGCGACGATTGACGGCTGCTTGTGTTTCCTTTGTGATATTTTGTCTTTTTGCTCTTTTCTCTCTGATTTCTGGTCTTAGCGGTAACGCACGGAAGGAGTAATATTTCTTCTCAATTCGAAAACGTCCGTCTTGAGATTCCCATCTAGATCTCTTGTATGCCATTTCTTCCTCCGCCATCTTTCTGCATGCATAAATATGTCGGTATATTAATTCTTTTATCGAGAGGGAAAAGGGTCCGCGCCCCTCTCGATGAAAAAACATCTATTATATAGAAGGAACTTGTTTATATGCGCAGCAATCCTCGTCTCATTGCGCTATATTTCCCATAGCTGATGCCGGCAGCCTGTGCCGCTGTAATTTTTTCATCCAATGTCTGCTTTCCCTGCGTACGCATCTGCTCTGTCTTTGTTTTTGTTCTTTTCTTTGCGGCTTCCCTCTTTTTCCTATTTGCTTCTCGTAAGATGTTGTTGCATTCTTTGCAGTAACTGTGCTTATATTCCCCGATGATCTCACGCCCGCAGTGCGCGCAAATTCTTTTCCCATCATCGCGGCATTCTTTGCAGCATTTCGCATTTCTTGTCGCTTCGAACGTTCTGCCGCATGCAATGCATATCTTTTTCATGTGCTCACACCCCTGCCACAAATTTATTGACAAAGTACACTTGTCCTTTGCCTGTCACTTTCGGTGTCTTACTGATAGATGTATGCCCATCTGCGTGCGAAACGGCTGTTTCTTTTATTGTGAACAGTCCCATCTCCATTGCTTTCTGTGTCGGCATGTTGTAATCCGTTCCTCGTCGCCCAATGAGATAACCGTTCTTTCGCATCCACTGAAAAAGCCGATTCTGTCCCATATTAACGCCATTTTGTTTGATGATCTTAGCAAGCTCGCCGATGAGGATGGTCGTATGGCTTGCGCTCACCGAATCCGCAAAGAGTACCTTCGGTCGGTCGCGCTCGATCTGTGCCGTCGCCTCTGTAAGCTGCGCCTGCACTCCGTCTAGAATCCTTTTCGAAAAGAAGAGTGCCCGCGCCATGACCTTATCTGGTTGATTCCATTCCTCTTCAATACGAATGAAGTATAGACGTGCTTCCTTGCCCTTGTCAGTACGCTGAAGCATCGCCAGCTCCTTCGCCATCGAAATCGTCATAAGATGGTCAATGACCTCGCGCTTGACTTCGCGCCCTCCCTCGTTTTGAACTTGGACAAAAATGTCCAAGTTGAAATCCACGCCCTCCGTGAATCCATAGTCCGTCATACGGTCAAACCATTTCGCATATGGTGTCTGTATCTCTAAAAACATATGCAGTTGACGACCTCTGATTTTTACTTCTCCGTTTTCATTGTCAAAAATCGGGGCAATTCCCATTTCTTTTTTCATTTCGTCTCCTCATGCACTCTCTCGTTCTTCCGCGCCGCACAGTTCCGGCAGATTGGCATGTACAAGCGCTTTCGCAAATGGCGGCGGTACTGCATTCCCGCATCGGGCGACCTGCGCCGACTTTGGATAATGCCTGCCGTCCG